AACTACAATCTCATCCACATCTCTCTTATTGTTAATAAGTAATGTAACAAGTCACTGTATATCAAGAAACTCATCACATACTGTTATTGCGTAAGAAATTATCATTTTTGTGGATTTTCAAAAATTCCGATGTAATCTAAAGCTTCTATAAAATCACCCTCATCAAACTCCTTAATGGTATCCATATCCATTCGTTTTTTATAAAACTCACCGGCTTTACCGGGGATTGGGTATTTTTCCATTTCATCACCCTTAACTGTAATTGATTTAACTGCCCCCCATTTCCAACTTTCGATATTGGCACCGTGGGCAAATACCATACCTTGTTCAGGGATGTTAATGGTTGCCGGCATCCAAACTTTACCGGATTCATCCTCACCCATTAATTCTTTATACAAATTTGGTAATAATTCCATTTGTTCCTTAAAGAAATCAGAATCTTCTCGCATTAGAGTGTTGGTGATAAAACCACACCCCATACATTGATAATTTTTGATTTCATCATTTACTTCTTGAATGTAGCAGGCATCTGAGCCGCAACGTTCGCATGTTGTTAAGTTATCCATTTATTTTTATTTTAATTTTGGTAATTTTAATTCTACCTGTACTGGTAATTCTGGTGTGTATTTTGATAATAGTGATTGGAGTTGTTGTTCCATTTTTCTAAAGCTGAAATTTGATCTACTATAGTTACCTTGTTGTTTACCTTTTAACTTCCAATCCTTGTAGTTTGTAAAAACATCATTGAAAAAATGACCTATGTGGTTAGGGTCAACCGTAAACCATTCAGAACCTTCAACTAACATATCCTTTTGTTGTGCCGAGGGGTGGATTTTTGTTAACTTACCACCCATTAAGGCTGAGAAGTTAGGTTTTAGGAAATCTACCTGACCTGACCACCCAGTTGTTATAACGGGTTTATTTGTTAAACTAAATTCTAATAGGGGACGACCAAACCCTTCACCCTTAGTTAAACTAACCATAGCTTTAACTTTTGGGTGGTTATACAATTCGTTTACTTCTACATTTGATAGTTCACCATGTAATAGGTAAACATTTGGTAGATCCTCAGAAGGTACACTTTTTCTAATAGAGGCTATTCGTTTTTGTATTTCATTTCTATCCATATAACTAGCACCACCCCCACTTGTTTTTAATATCAAGGCTGGTTTTTTGCCTTTTTTATCTTTGAACAATTCATAGAATGCTTTAATTAATAAACCAACGTTTTTTCTATCTTCACCCATTTGACCCTTCATCCAATGTCCAACATATAAGTAGGCAAAGTTCTCGGGGATTGAGTTTATTTTTTTAAACATCAAACCATTGGTCATTGGGGTTTTTAATGGTTTGTAAACATCTAAATCTGCCCCTTCAATAAGTACCTCACAGGGTGTGGTTAATTTTAGAGGTGATATAATACCGTTTTTATCCTTAGCATTATAACTGGTTTTTTCAAATACATTTTTTGAGTGTGTTGATGAAGTAAGAATTAAATCCATTCGATTACACCCCTCAATCCAAGGGGCTGCACATACTGTAGTTTCTATACCAGCTGTTAAACCAATATTATATTTCCCCACTTTTTGAAATTCATTAGGGACTGTAACTTGACACCAAATGTCGGGTTGGATTGGTAACTTACCATCTTTTAAAGTTATAATGTGGGGTTCTAAAAACCCCCAATCTTCAATGTGGTCTTTAATAAAACCAAATGGGGTGCTACCCCACCTTTGGGATATAATTTTTATATCATACTTATCACTTTGGATCAAAGCTTTGACGTAATCTCTACTACGTGCACCATAACCACTATAGGTATCTAAGGGGCAACTTATGTAAAATGTATTCTTCATTTAATAAATTATTTTATGGTTTAGTGTTCTTTTTTTATAATCCGTATCTTTTACAAATTCAAATTTTTCTCGAGGTGTCCAAGTATTAAATAATTCATCAACCCCCTCTATAATACGATTTGACATTTTTTTAGAGGTAAAACCTGCTTCGTCTGATAATGCCCACTCCATACCAAGTTTGCCAATTTCTTTTCTCTTAACATCACCCATGTTGTAAAGTTCCATTATTTTATCAGAGGCGTCTTCAAAAGATGCTTTATCATCATAAATGTATGGGGTAGATGGTGAACCCACAATTGATAAACTAGTGGGGTATATAGGTAAGGCCCAAGCCCCGTGGTTTTTATACGTACCTCTATGATTTGATGGGAAGTCAGAGGTGAAATCAATCCAACCCCCACCACCATCTTCGAACCTCATTTGGTCCTGCATTCCACCTGTTGTATTTGCAATTATGGGTGTACCTGTTAATAAAGATTCTGTTAAGGATAAACCCCAACCTTCGGCTGATGATATTAATATAACGCCATCTGCTACGTTATACATTAAATTCATATTGGCAGTAGATAATTTTTCGTTTGAAATGGTAATATTGTGGTTACCATCAGGGAATAAAAATTCGATTACTGCCCCTAAATCCGTACCATGATCACTTACAGGTTCTGTATGTAGGATGAATGAACACTTTTCAGCTTTTTCTTTTGGTAATTTTTCAAGGAATAACTTCCAAGCTAAAATTGTATCAGGGATTGATTTACGTCTAATGTTTCTAGAGTTGAATAATAGTGTGAAGTCAGACTCTTTACCCCTTGTTAGATACTCTTTGAATTTTTGAAATTCTATATCTGTTTTTGGGATGGGTTTGAAAATTTCATTATTTAAACCATGGGGGATATACTTAATGATTTTATCATTTGCTTTATCACCTAAAACCATTTTATTAATACCTACGGTTTGTTTTGATATTCCAAATAGAGCATCACATGATTCGTAGAATTCCTTATTATACATAGGGGCCGGCATACTATCCCATATATTTAAATATACAATAGGAATTGATTTACGGATTTGATTCTCAATTTGGAAGAGCCATGAAAAATATCTTGGGTCTGTAATTAAGAATATAGCATCTGGTTTTTCCTTTTCTATAATATCCCTTAAAATATCTGGGTTACCATATCCGTCTGTTGGATATAATATTACGGATGAATCAATGATATTTGCCTGTTTATTATTATCTTCAGAAATGTCAATTCTCTTCCCCTTTTCGGGGTGATTTACAGCCCCAGCTAGTTGTACCCAGTTATAATGGTGGGAGGTGTTAATAACCATTTCCCTACCAATCTGTGCAACTCCGGAATGTACACGAATATCATCCGTGAGGAGTAATATTTTTTTTCTGTCTTTTTGTTTTAAATAACCTTCTTTCATAGTGTGAATGTAATTTATTTTTTTTCGTAATCCAAGTTAGTATGGTTTGTAAGTTTTTTTCTAAATTCTTCATCTGTAAGGAATAAATGTATTGCTCTGTCCGATAGTTTTTGGAATGAGAATTTTCTTTTTACACATTCTATGCGGAAATCTTGAAACAATTCACTGTTTACCTTTACACTTGTTAATGTCATTTCTTTACTATTACTCATATTATTTATTTTTTATTTTTAATTAATTATCAACCCCAACTGAACATAAATCCTTTTTATCTTTGAAGGGGCAAAAGTTACAATTCCATTTTGAGGGTGTTGGTGTGTGTTGTTTATCTTGATATCCATCTTTATCGAAGGCATCTAATATAAAAGCATCTAAAGATTGGTTTGCTTTTTTTAATTTGATTTTACCTGAAGCTGGTATAAATGTTTGAATTCTTGGGATAGTATAATCAGGATGTTCGTAAACTTTACGTTTAACAATGAAGAATTCAATACTAATATCATCAATTGGGATGTTATATTGATCCGAGAAAAACTGTTTGTACAAAATTAATTGGAACTGCTTCAATTCATCCTTTTTAGCATAATCACCCCAACCATTAGTTGAAGTTTTAATATCTATAATTTTAAATGTTTTTGTTGGTTCATGATACATAACAACATCCAAATAACCCATGTATATAACGTTACTATAACGTTTATTTGGTGTTATTAAAACTGGTATTTCACATCCCACCAAATGCCAACCTTTCTTGTTAAAATACGCTCCCCTCTTGATTTTAAATGTTTTTATTATTCGGAGACCATCCTCAAAAAATTCACGTAATTCCTCGGGTGAGCTGAAGTGTTGTGAATTGTTTTTCTTATATTGGATTTTATATTCTTCCCTTAAGGCATCTTCGAACATTCCGTTGATATCTTCTTTATCGGCTGCCACTATACTAATGTCATACATTACATCTAAATAATGTTGTAAAACGTGGTGAATCGCTGTACCAAATACGGTATGGATTGTTGAAGAAAATAATTTATTCCCATCTTTATATTGGAGGGACCACCTATGGGGGCACCCACTATACATAGATAGTTGGGAGAATGAAATATTTTTTTGATAAGCATAATTAACCGGTTCAGGGGTGAATGCTCTTATATCTTCTACTATTTGTGGTAATAATTTTTTTTTAGCCAAAACTTTTTTTATTTATTACCGGAATATACGAACAAGATGTCGCATATCCAAGTTAGGTTATATTTACTGTTTTTATAAATCCACCATAGAACCACCGTTAGTACCGATTGTTAATTTAACGGTTACGGTTTTAGATATATTTAAATTTGGAATTACTTCCCTTAAAGAGGTTGCTGTTCTGTAATCTGCACTACTCCACTCATCCCAATAGGTGTAATCAGCATATTTAGTTGGGAAGCATAAGCACACCCCACTTACCTGCCTGTGGACAAATGGGAAACCTGCCCTATAAGCTTTGACCCTCAAATCATCAGGTACTACCTCACCATTTGGATATTTAAAACGAAAAATGTGGAGGGTATCCTCGTCATGTTGTTTTAATTCATCTACAACAGATTGGAGGGTGCCTTCACCATTTAACTGATCATCGTCATCTACATACATAACCCATCCGGGTTGGAGTGATTTTTCTGCTATTTTTAAATACCAATTATATGGAGCATGTGTTGCATATTCTCTCCAGGTTTTCTTACCTGTTAAATGGTATAAATTATTCCCATCTCGCCATTTATATTGGTCCTCATCAACATCTTTATGTTCACCTTTAAACCTATTATCATCACGAGTTTCATTGTGGTCTAGTGCTCTATAGTCTAAAAATTCGTGGTTGGGGTGTAAATATTTGTCTGTTTTGATATTATGATTCCATGAAACTACCAAACCCTCGATTTTGACCTTATGTGGTACCTTTACCAAGGTTAAACCCTTAAACTGTTTTAAAAATTCAAACATTTCAGATGTTTCATATGTAACAATATGGTTTACATTTTTATATGTTTGATTTATAATTGAGTTGTAGTTAAGTTTGAAGAAGTTTTTACGGGAAACCCTTGTAATAATGTTAATTATAGGTGTGGTATCTACCATATTATTTCTTCCATTTACCTCTCATTACTAGCTGGGCTATGATACCGTAATTTGAGATGTCAATAAAACTATCTATCATAGGTTCATCATTAACATAACTACGACCCTCTCGTTTTAACATATTCTTCAAACGGTTTATTTTGTCATTACAACGTAACCATATACCCGTAAGTGAAAGTTGGATATCCTCTTTATCGGTTAATGTGGAGCCTAAAGCAATATTTCCTAAACCATAATCTAACATTTTACCAGCAAATAACTCGTACTGTTCCTTTTGGATTTTACCGAATTCAACGGCTAATTCAGGGTATGTTTCCTCAAAATCGCAGATGGTTGGCATTTGTTCGGGTTGGTAAGGTTCGGATGGTTTTCTCTCGTTTACAGACATAATATTAATTTTTAAATTTTAAAACTTTGCTTTTTTTATTAACTTTTCGGTTTCTTCTTCACTAACTCCCATACCCCACAAGATACCCCTAACATCACTTTGTAAGATGTCAATGTAGTGGTCTGCTTCTCCTAAAGAACATTCAAAATATTCAGCAACATATTCTGCTAATTCTTGATAACTTTTTTTGTTTTTGTTTTTTATGTACTTAAGCCAAAGTTTCTTTTTTGGGATCATTTCTCGATATATTGAATAAATTTGTTCTTTGTTTTGTGGGTTTATCTTTTGTACATAGTTGACAATATCTATATATTCTATATTCATGCTTAAATAGCGGTGGACCATATATGAATTCCACTTATCCCACGAAGCCTGTGAAAAGTTCTCAGGAGGAGATTTTTTTACAGTTATCTCCTCCAAAAAACAAAATATATTTTTTACCTCTATAAGGGACATTAAATAGAATGTTCTTTATATTCTTCTCTAAGTTCTAAGGGGATTGTTGAGGATAAAATCTTACCTGATATTCTATCATAGAAGATAGGGATTGGCATTACGGCATCTTCATCAGCACCTACTATAAATTTTGATACTTTCCTAAGAATTACTCCTTGTTGGAATACGTGACCACCCTCAGGTGATGTGATTGGTGTTGTGCTACCTAAATCTACATTAGGGTTTACTTGTTGTTTTTGATCTTCCATTT